GGGTCTGGGGGTTGGCAGCGAAGCAGCCGTCCACGGTGAACACGTCACCAGCCTTCACGGTAGCGCCGTTGCCAGCACCAGTGATGGAGATGGTGGTAGCGCCTTCGGTCGTCACAGCAGCGGAGGTCGTGCCGCCGGTAGCGGTACGGGTGCCCACGGTGAACGACTTGATGGACTGGCTCATGTTCACTTCGTCATAGCCCAGAACCTGCTCGCCCATCATGCCGTTCTTGAACTGGCGGGAGATCACGTCTTGGGGGTTGAAGAAGCCAGACAGGCCGTTCACCAGAGCAGCGTTGGCGGCGGGGTTCACGGTCAGGAAGCGAGGAGCCATCGTGGCGGCGTTCTCGTTCAGCTTCTGCTGGGCTTGCAGCATCACCAGAGCGGTGCTGGGGGCCGAGCCGGGGGTGCCGACAGAGTTACCGATCAGTTTGAATGCGTTGGCAACGTCAGCGTCCACGGTGGAGGCCAACTGGCTGATACGAGGCTTCAGAACACGCTCTGCGAAGTCGTCCAACTGCATGGTCAGTTCGGCAGAGGTGAAGTTGATGCCAACGTGCTTCTGCGAGGCCACAGTCAGGGTGGTGTACTGTTCGTTGTCGTCCTGAGCTTGCAGGGCGGCACCGTCAGTCACCAGAGCGCGGTCGGGCAGACGGATACGCAGGGTAGAACCGATCTTGGCACCTTCAACAGCGAAGCTGTCGTCGTACTGGCGGTTCACGTTGCGGGTGATCACGAGGTTGTTCTCCAGAATTTCCAGAGATTTGCGCGTGATCATGTCAATGGTAAGAAGGCTGTTTGCCATGATTGAAATGTCCTAATTAACGGTTGCGGAGTGCCTGTGCTTTGGCGATTTGCCGCTGACGCTCGGCTGCAATCCACTCCGATGCGTTCATGGTCTGGACAGACCGAGGATCGGTGGTGTCAGTGACACCGGGGTTCACAGCGCGGGCACTCACCGGGCGAATCGGTTCGGGCGCAGACGTTGTTTTCTTCTGGGGAGGCTCGGATGCCAGTTTGGCCTCGATCTTCCCAATCTCACGCGCTTGCAGGAGCGGCGACAGACGCGAGATGCGATCAGCTTCTTTCGGATTGCTGCCCAGCCAGTAGGCCAAATCAGGTCCGATGTCGGACGCCTTGATTGTCTCGGCCATCACATCGGTGACTCGAAGCTGGGGGTTGTAGGCGACTTGCTCGAAGTCGTCGTACTTGCCACGGGCTTCTTCCTCACGCTCTGCGTAGGCGTCTTCAACTTGGGCGCGTTGCTTTTGGAGTTCTCGCTGCGCGATCAGTTCTTCGGCCTTCCTGACGGCCAGTGCTTCCGCATAGGCTTCAGGGGACTCAAACTGGTCCGCTGGCGGGAGTTCCGCTGGCACCGACTGCCGTGCTTGCATTTCTGCTTGCTTGGCTTGCTGCTCACGTTCCCACTTACGTTGCTCTCTTGCGAGGCGTTTGCCAATCATCGCATCGAGTTCAGCTTGAGTGAATTTTTTCTCCTCTGCTGTCTCGCCGCCTTGATCAGCGACTTCCGGCGCGTTTTGTGCCTGATCCGTGGTGGCCGTCACCTCGGGGGCTGGCGCGGAGTCTGCTTCCGCTAGGTTTTGGACTTCATCAGTCATTGCATGTTCCATAGGAACCCCGGTCTACTGGGCCGGTACAGTTCTGAGATTATGCGCTCAGAAGGCGCGATGTCAAGATTAAACGATGCGAAGGGTGCCGCCGTTATTCCACAAGTCACCAGCAACCAGCCCTGTTGCGCTTGTTGGTAGATCGGCCATATTCACAATAGTTTTTAGCTTTGCGTGATCCCATTTCACCGAAAAACCGTTGGTAGCACCTTGAACGGACAGCCACATCATCAAGCGATCAGCACCAGCTTGGTGTAATTGCTGGTAGAAGTGCGTCGGCTGCTGAAGACCAGAACCAATCTTGTTGTTTTTGTCCAAGCATGTGTAGGCGATTAACCCACCAGCTGGCGTTTCGTTGGTCGGGTCGAACGTCTCTACGTCCAGTGCGTAGTTGAACCTGATGTTCATGTTGCCAGCCGTCAAATCGAGGCTGCTGATTGTGTACGTGTAGAGCCAATTCACACCTTGGCTCGGATACGAATAGTTGTTCTCAATCACCACACCAGTGACGCTGATGGTTGTGAACACAGAACCAGAGGTGTTGACGTTACCAGACCCTTGATTCAAAGTTCCCGGTGTCGCAGTGTTGCCGAACAACCGAATGCCGTCGAGCATATAAAGATAGAACGCAGCACCGCTTGGGTTTTGAATGTAGTTGTTGGAGATGGTGATCTCTCGCGGCAAAACACTGACACCGCGAGTGCCGCTGTACCCAAATGTCCCGATTGCGTTGTTTTCTTGAGTTACAGGGCCGCGCCAATACACCACAGCCGATGTGGTGTCGTAAAAACGACCGGCATCGCGGATCGTGTTGTTATGGATGATGATGTTGCGGTTGTATTGCGATCCAGTTGCGTAAAGATTCGGGTCTCCGTGAATGGCTATACCTGAGAGCAATGTTTTTTCACATTGATTATTGCTGACAATCACATTTGAATAGCCACCAAACCCAATGCAGCGTGCTCTGGTGTATCCTAAATAATTGTCATGAATACGGCAATTTCCAGCTTCGTTTCCGGCAGTTGTCCATGCTGACAAAGATGCTTTAAGCATACCTACAGATATGCAGTCATCTGCACCAAGTTTTACTTGGTTAAATGCAACTTCCAAATCTTCTGGACAGTTCCATCCGACAATTGCTGTCGTGTTATATGAATAAATATAGTTGTTTGTGACTTTAACAAATGAACTGGCCGTTGCAATAATTGGACTGTGAATATTGTTGAACGTGCAGTGGTCGACAACAGCATTTTTCTTGTAGTACGCGAGGTTGTCGGGTATTGCAAAATACGACGCAGCTTTGCCGCCGATCACGACACCAATGATTGTGCGAGTGCGGTATGTGAGTGGGTCAGTGTTGTATTGATCAAACACGACCGTAGACTGGAAGTTGATGTTCCTGACTTCAACATTGTTGCCTTCAAGTGTAATGACGGCAGAATTCCCTGTCGGCCAGCTTGTCGCGTTGACGGTGATTGTGGCACCTTGGCCGTCAATGATCGTGTTATCAGCGAAATCCGTGACGTTGTTGCTATCAGTCCCAAACCCAGTGCTGACAGTGTAGTTACCATCACCCTGCATGACCAAGACGCCGCCACCAAGTGATTTCAGTGCGTCAAACGCAGCTTGAAAAGCAGCAGAACTATCATTCACACCAGTTGGGTCAGCGCCGTAGTCATTTACGTTAACTACCGCCGCATCAATCATCGAGTAAGTGACTTTTGTAAGGCTCATGTTGTCACCTTATGCGCGATAAATTGCTGTGAATCGAACAATTTGACCACTCAAATTTGCGTTTGCCACACTGGTAGCACCAAATGTCAGCAGCGAAACAGTCGAACTACTTGACCCCACGACACCTGTAATCGGAACAGCATACGTTGTCACAGAGACGGGTGCGCTGAACATGGATGCAGGTGGAGTTGCAATACAAGGAAAAGGAAGTCCGCCGATCGCACATGCGTTTGCATTTGCGGTGCTGGGGTAAATGATGTGGCAGGTGGCAACCACCAAACTACCAACACGCACATAAAATCCTGCCGCTGCCGCAAAGGTCAACCCTGCACCACTTGCATCGTTTGGCGTCCAAGTCCCTTCATCATAAATCGTCAACGTGTCACCGCCCGCAGCGGCAAAGTTAATACCCTTACCATTCGCAGGAGCGAGGATTTGGTCAATCGTTGCTTTTTTGGTTGAACCACCTTGGACAACAGGTACAACTTCAGATCCAGCAAGTGCCGTAGCCGAAGACAGTTGGGAAATCTTCAAGTCTGCCATGATTGATCCTTAAACGTAATTGACCTCGATTGACGAATTGGCCGGAGGTGCTTCTGAAAATGTGACAATTGCGCCAGCAATGCTGTATGTGTTCTTTTGCTGGTAAACCCCATTGATATACACATTGGTTGCATTTTCACCTGCGGGTGCGCTCGCCAATGTAAACGCAACAGTGCTGCCATTACCGTTGAAATTGGCAATAATTGCAGTTGCGTTGAAACTGCTGCCTACGTTGTCATACGTGGCAATTGTTACGTCCGTGCTTGTCTTGAGAACAAACTTATATAGCCGCAGAGCGTTCCAAATTTCACCGCCAGCGGGTACCCGGCCTGCTGCATCCAGCACAATCGGATTCGTGTGCGCTGTGTTACCAGTGCTTGAAGTGTATGTAGCCAGTGGCGTAGTCGTACCGGCTTCGTAAGTGTAAATCTTGCCGCCAGACAGAATGACGCCGTTGTTGTCAAAAAACTGGGCACCAACACCGCCAAAAATTGAAAGAGATACCGCAGGCATTGTGTCACTCCAAAAGGATCAGGCCACCGTCTTCTTGGACGAGATTGTCTCCGTTTTCGCAGAGAAGATTGCTTTGAGCCACCTCAGAAGCGCGGCCACCAAAGAGCGAAACAATGCCACCGATGCCGATAGCGACTGCGTTGCGGGCGGCAAGGAAACTCATTTCGTGTTGATCGGCTTGGCGTAAACCGTGCCGCCTGCGGACAGTTGAATCGCGCTCACACGCCAGATGGCAGACGTGCCGATTGGCACTTTGAACGGGATCGGGGTGTAGGCCGGGATCGGGGTGCTGGCAGTCGTTGCCACAGCGCCGGTACCCACTTCAACGTAGCAGGGCTGATCAGACCAGACCATCACGCCTTCGGGACCAGCGTTCCAGCCGGTCGTGGAGCCAGCAGTGCCCGTGTACGAGACAGACTGGGCGGGGAAGTCCGCTTTGGACAGAGGGTTCAAGAGTTCCATGTTGGCTCCTTATGCGAGGAATTTTAGCTTGTACAGGGTGGACAGGTAAAGGCCCACGATTTCGTCAATGATGTTCTGGATCGGGGTGTCTGTTTTCTCACAGACCTCGAACCGCATCTTCTCGATGTCAGCCATCGAATCCTCAAGGAACTCGACGATGTTGGTGGTCTTTTTGGCCGACATCAGGCTGATGGGGCCGATCAGACCGTGACGGCCCTGATACGCCTCGGCGAACTTGTCGGCCAACTCCACGATCTCGTCGTAGAACTCGTTGAGGGCCGAGTGTTTGGCAAAGCTGCGGGTGTTCAGATGCACGGAATGCGCGACATCCCGTGCCAGAAACAACGTGCCCACGAAATCAGCGCATTTCATTCATTTCTCCTTGCTCGGGCATCTCGCCCATCTCCGGTACTTCACGCATCTCGGGCGCACCAGCAACCAGATCGCCGGTGTCCACAGCGGCCGCGATGGTGCCCATCACGATGTCCTGAATCTGCTCGGGGGTCATGCTGGCCTGCACGGCGCTGATACGCTGTGTTTCGGCCTGATACGCCTTGACCTCGGCCTCGTACTCCTTGATGGCGAGTTCGCGCTCCTCCATCGACTTCTGGACGTTTTGCAGCATGTCGAACATGTTCTGCATCTCGGCCTGCATCGCTTGCATCTGCTGATTGGCAGCGACCAGAGCCGGGTTGTCCTCGTCGGCCAGCACCTTGGGGTCCAGAGTCTTCTGGAACCGCTTGGCGAGGTCTTGAGCACCGGGCCAGTCCATGTTCTTGACAAACAGGTCGCCAGCCACGCTCCAAAGCTGCGGGTTGCCCTGCAACAGTTGGGCCATCGACTCCAGAGCCTCCTGACGCTTGGTAGCGTAGCCGGGACCGGTGATGACGCGCACATCGTACTTGCCGACAGACGGGTTGTAGATTTTGTCGATGACGATGCCTTCTTGGTTCACGATCTTCTTGACCGGTTCCTCTTGCATCGGGTTCATCTTGACGGTCGATGGTTCGCCGTCTTCGCCAATGATGCGGGCGATCCGCTCGGTGTCGTAAATCTTGGGGATCAGGTCCACCAACTGACGACCTACATGGCGAATAGCGCGGGCCAGATTATCCACATAGTGATAGGTTCCTACGTCGCCCTCACGCTGACGCGCAAGGATGGCCTTGCCAGAACGCTCGTTGCTGGACATGCCCAGCGAGGCGTTGTACTGGCCGGTGGCCGACTTGATGTCTTCAGAAGCGCCCGCCTTGGCTTGCAGCAGGCCGCTGGAGGCCATCGGAGGCTGTGCCCGCTGGGGTAGTGGCAGGACAGCGCCTTGACCGTCTGTAACGTCTGGATTGACCTCCAGATACGGCCAGTTCTGGGTGTTGGCCGTCTTCCACTGCTGCTCGTAGCCCTCGAACTGACCGCCGTAGCCGATGAACGGGGCTTTGGGTGCCAGCGCCAGCATCTCGGCTTCTTGGCTGACCCAGTAGTTGTACATGCGCTGCGCGTCTTTAGCGTTGCGCACCAGACCACTCACGTAGACCCGGCCATCCACCTCGAACTCGTTGCCGACCACGCGCACCACGGGAATGTGAGAGCCAGCCCAGTCGCGTTCTTCAAGGATTTCGTAGCCGTTGATCTTGCACCACTTGACCTTCTTGCGGTCCGAAGGGCGCTGGCGCAGGGGCTTGCCGAACATCATGCGCAGCGACTTGTCCTCGGGGGTGCCGTCAAAAGCGGTCACGTTGCCGGGGTACAGGTTCAACGTGGCCTTCTCGTACTCGATGTAGAAATACTCGGCAATGCGGACCGTGTTCTCGCTGATCCACTGGCTGATGGACTGGTCGCCCACGCCCAGCGACATCAGGGTGTTGATCGGCGCGGCGTTGGGGTACAAACGCTCGTACTCGGCTTTGGTCAGGTCTTCCGTGATGAAGCACCAACGGGCGTCAGAGCCGGTTGGGTCTTGAATCAGGGGGTCCATGTAGACCGAGAAGCTGTTGCGGATGCGCCCGATCTTGATGTCCTGATCAAACGTGTCTTCGTCGCAGTATTCGGTCAGGATGCGGATATAGCCTTCGCCGTAGGAGACTTGGTTCTCGCAGGCGGTGTCGTAGGCCACGTCAGCGTCAGAGATGTACTCGATGTGACGGATCACGCCGTTGTAGACATCGGCCACCTCGACATCACCCTTGTCGTCGGCCGGAATCACCTTGATGCCGGGGCGGTTCATCCGCTGCTCGTTGGTGATCTGCTTGACGTGCTGGGGCAGCTTGTTGATGGTCAGGCAGGGGCGGGCGTTGATGGTCTGACCTTGGACCGCGCCACGGGTT